GTGATGTTAAAGAACCTAATCAAGGTTCTACAGGAAGATGCGAAGGAGATAGCCAATGCCAGCAACCGTCAAAGGCGGCGTTGAACTCCGTAAGGCACTTCGCAGGTTCGCTCCAGAATTAGGCAAAGAAACACAGAAGGAAATCGCAGGCGTGTTAAAGCCTGTTGTAAAAGAAGCTAGAGGATATGTCACCGTTTCGCCTTTGAGTAACTGGGCGCGTGAAGGTGGCAAATTCCCTGTGTTTAACGCATCTATTGTTAAGCGCGGTATTGGTTACAAGACAACACCATCGAAGCCTAACCGCAGAGGCTTTACAGCCTTAGCACAGATTCGTAACCGTTCAGCTGCTGGTGCTATTTATGAAACAGCAGGTCGCAGAGCGCCAGGCACAAAGCCATCATCACGCCCTAACTTTGCTCAGGCAATGGGCCCACTTACAGGATCAGGCAAAGAGCGCGGTCGCTTGATTTACAAGGCTTGGGAAAATGACAAGGGCAACGCTACAAAGGCTGTCCTAAAAGCTATTGACAATGCTGGCAAGACTTTCAATCGAATGGTAGGCACTCGCTGATGGCTAATGTAGTAATTGATATTGCAGCCGAATACACCGGCAATAAAGCATTTAAGCAGGCAGAGACTGCTACATCTAAACTAGAAAAGTCGGTTGCTAAATTAGGTAAGCAACTTGCAGGAGTCTTCGCAGCTTCTAAGTTATACGCATTTGGCAAAGAGTCAGTCAAGGCATTCGCAGCCGATGAGAAGGCTGCACGATCATTAGCCCTAGCCCTAGCCAATACAGGCAATGCCTTCGCAGCCATTGAAGTAGAAAAGTTTATTGGTGACTTGCAACGCGCTACAGGCGTTTTAGATGATGACCTGCGCCCAGCGTTTAGAGCATTACTTACAGCTACAGGTGATGTTAAGAAGTCACAAGATGCGTTAGCCCTAGCTCTAGATATTTCAGCAGGTACTGGCAAAGACTTAGGCGCAGTATCAGCCGCATTAAGTCGTGGCTTCTTGGGTCAGACAACAGCCCTCAGCCGCTTAGGTGCAGGATTAGACAAAGCCACATTAAAGACTGGTGACATGGATGTCATCATTGGACAACTTACAGACAAGTTTAGAGGTCAGGCATTAGCTGCTGCCGAAGGTTATGCAGGCGCCATTGCCAAGCTTACAGTTGCATCCAATAACGCTAAAGAGATTATTGGCAAAGACCTGCTCGATGCCATGCAAATGGTTGCAGGCAATGAAGGTATCGGCGGAGCAACCACAGCAATGGAAGGCTTCGCCACTCAGATTGGTAATGCTATCTATGGCATTGGCGTTCTCATAAAGCAAATAAAGTCTATACCTGGTGCAGGATTCATTGGCGATGTTCTGGCTGCTGGCACTCAGATTTCAGGAATAGGACTTCTTTCAAGATTAGGTGCATCAAGCAAAGCGCGTTCAGCAGGTACTCCTGCTCAATCTCCTGGAGAACGCAAAGCAATAGATCGAGCCAATGCTGAAGCAATCAGACTTCAAAGAACAAAAAACACTTTATCTAAAATTGATAATGACAGCACCGAAAGAAAACTTAAACTTACTGGCGATCAATTAGCCCTTCAAGAACTAGAAAAAAAGTTCGATGTTGAGCGCATTGGTTTATACACAGCACTTAATCAAGCAACCGATGGCGAGACATCTATGCGCCTTCTATCTTTGATTGCTATTAAAGACCAGAATGCTGCAATGGCTGGAGTTATTAAAAAAGCAAATGATACAGGCAATGCATTTGGTTCACTAATTGAAGCCTTACGAGCAACAGTCAGAACTATGCTTGCTGGCATTTCTGCACCATTGGCTGAGCTTCAAGCCTTAACAGGAAACACACCTACATCTGGCGGCGGTGGCGGTGGTTATTCAGCAGCTGATGTAAATACTTCATCAATCGCAGCAGCTTCTCTTAATCAAGGTTTAGGCGCTGGATTATCTATGGCAGATGCTTTGTCAGGCGCTAGATACGCAGCACAGGCTGCGGCAAATTATGTCGTTAGTGTAAATGTGGCAGGATCGGTCACAACAGAACGCGATTTAGTATCAGCAATTACCGAAGGCATTTACAACAATCAAGCTGCTGGAATCCCAATCTCTTACACGACTGCGTTTAGATAATGGCATTACCAGCAACCCCAATAGTTAAACTTAACCTTGCACAGGGCGCTTCTTTTGGACCGCCATTTGTGCTTGGTACAAGTCAATTAGGCTTTGCTGAGTTTTCATCTACCCCTACAAACATTGTCGATATTTCATTTTCTGTTGTAAAGATTGACACCCGCAAAGAACGCAATCTTTTGCAAGATAAATACACAGCAGGACAGGCAACTATTCGTGTTGTCGATCCAACTGGCGCTTGGAATCCTCAAAACACTAGTTCGCCCTATTATCCTAATTTAGTGCCTTTGCGACAGATTACAGTCCAAGCCAATTATGGCGGCACTTTATATCCAATCTTTGCTGGCTATATTGCCGAATATAAATACACCTATCCAAAAGATCAGGAAATTGGCTTTGTCGATTTGATTTGCTTCGATGCCTTTAGATTGTTGTTCAACAGCTTGGTTACAACGATTACTGGTCAAGCTGCTGGACAAGATACAGGCACTCGCATCAATAAGATTCTAGACACAGTTCAATGGCCGTCTGCTCAGCGCAGCATTCAGACAGGCGATACAACTTGCCAAGCTGATCCTGGCACTAGCAGAAATGCGTTAGAAGCAATCCAGACAGTTGAGTTCACAGAGCAGGGCGCTGCGTATATTGACAAGGCTGGGCAATTTGTATTCAAGGACAGAACCTTTGTTTACAATGCTCAAAGCGCTTCACCAGTTAAGTTCAATAACAATGGCACAACAGACATCAACTATTTCGGCATTACTTTCGCCCATGATGATAAGACTATTGTGAACTCATGCACAGTTACTAGAATCGGTGGCACAGCTCAGAATTACACAGATTCCACATCTCAGGGGCAATACTTCTTTCATGGTGTGACTGCTACAGATATGCTTATGCAGACTGATGCTAATGCTTTGGCTTTGGCTACTGCCTTTGTGACTACTCGTAAAGATACAACTATCCGCATCGACAACATCACTCTTGACTTGGTCACTTTAGGTTATGGCGCTGGAGTCGCAGCAGCTCTCGATCTTGATTATTTCGATACAATGGAAATCACCAATTTCCAACAGGGTGGTACAAGCATTGTCAAGAAGCTTCAATGTCAGGGCATTGCTCATTCAATAACACCTAACACTTGGCAGACTACATTTGTGACCCAAGAAGCTTTATTAGATGTAAACTATTAACATGAACAGAGGAGATAACTAATGGCTGCTGGATGGCCTACGAAGGTCACTTATGCCGATGGCGATGTTTTTGCCGCATCTGACATAAATGATACAAACGGTACGCTGAACTATATCAACCCAACTTCAGCAACAGACAATCAAGTTCTGACACGCGACAATACTGCTCCTGGTAAAGTCAAGTGGGCTAATTCTCCTGCAAATACATTGACCACAACTGGAGACCTTTACTACGCATCCGCAGCTAATACTCCTGCTCGCTTGGCTATTGGATCAACAAATCAGGTTCTAACTGTTGCTGGTGGAGTACCAACATGGGCAGCAGGTTCTAGCACATTCACAAAGATTGGCAGCACAGTCAGCTTCTCCAATGTCGCTTCTCAGGCTTTTGACAATGTGTTTTCATCTACTTATGCAAGCTACTGGATTAACATCGAATCTATGTTCGTTGCCACAGCAGGCAGTTCATGGCAGTTACAACTTCGCTATGCAGGCCCTACAACTCAGACTGCGAATTATTACTCAAACAGCTTCAATATGCCTTACACAGGTTCTAACGCTTCAACGCAAGTCAATAATGGAGCACAGGCTATTTTGCAAAACAATACAAACGGTAGTGGTAACTCAATTGGTGGTGGCAATTTCTGGATTTATGGTGTCAATGGTGTTTCCAAAGACCCTTATTTTACAGGCAGCATTGTGAACTCAGCTGCTGCATCTGCTGTTCTTTTCAACGGTGGTACATCAGGACAAGCACGCACTTACACAGGATTCCTGCTTAAAGGCGGAGCAAACATTACAGGCGTAGTTTCAGTGTATGGAGTATCTTAATATGACAAA